TTCAGGTTGAGGCAGCAGCCCGTCTAATACAATACCTAGGTTACAGCAAGAGCCAAGTAGTAGGACATGGTGAAATTGCTCCGAAAGATTCAAGAGGCTTTGCTACAAAAGAGCCGTCTGAAGGTAAAAAAATTGTTGATTATATAAAAAATAACTTATAGTATATGTCGCTAAAGTACTACCCGTTAACTAGAGTAATACCAAACAAGTATACGAGAGGCGATGAGTATGTTTTACCTGACGGAACTTCATATGTCGGTAGATACTACATAACCTATGATAACAGCGTCTTTACTGGTATCAATCCTGTGTTAGGTACAAACATTCCGTTAACCGAAATTAAGGCAACACAGTTTGAGACTAGGCATACACCGGCACTTAATAGTTTAGCAGCTATAAATTATACTGCAGCATCTAGCCAACCATCTCCATACGACGACAATTTTGAACTAACTGAATTAATTCCATACTATCCTGTAGTGCTTGATTCGGATTATGCGAGAGGATACTTCACAAGATACTTTGCTAAAAGTGTAAGTGGTCCTGGATATATTATAGAAATCTCGAAACTAGATTGGACTAAGATTAGTGACGGGAACGTTTCTCCTGGTGTATTAGGATATCAAATTACAGACATGCTATGGCAGTTAACTGGACCGCTAAAAGACACTAGAGTATCGCAGTATCAAATAAAAGGTGGAGTGTTCGATACAAATAAAAGAGTGACTGAAAATAAAGCTAAAGGATTCAACGGTTTAATAGCTTTTATAGGAGGTGAATACACAAAGTACGCAATAATTACTCCAGATGTTGCTACTACGGGAAGTATTTAGTATGTTTAGTGTAAATAAATGTTATGTATTATATCGTAGAGACGAGAGAGCAGCTTTCGCAGCTTCCTAAAGCGGAGAGATGCTTCATAGACTTAGTCACATTATCTGAAGAAACACATCCAAAGCTAACATCCCCTTGCGTTTTATACTACAACGATTTTACTAAAGGGTACATTATACCTTTCAATCATACAGAAACATTTTCACTACAAACAGAAGATGTATTAGCACTTATACAAGACGTTAAAGTATACCTACTAGATAAAAAGTGGCATTCCTACTTCTTGGATCTCCCAAAAGCAATTGATATGTATCAAGTTGTGTTAGATGAGGAGGGAATTATAAAAGATTACGACTGCTATACTAACGTACACACCGACTTTTACAACAAATTAAAATACTCAGAAGAAGTAAACGCAATTATACCTATTTCTAAGCATTATGAAAGGTGTGAATGTATGTTTGAGTCAATTAGACCTTACGTTGGATTGGCTGGAAATATGCCGTGGATAAACACCTATACAGAAGCATACAAATGGGTAGAAGAACAGGGCATTTCAATAGATGAAAGAGTGTTTGATAAATTTTTTGAACCAACCTGGAAGGCTAGATCAATAAAGAATGGTAAAATCTACACTAGATACAACCTATACAACATTACATCCCGACCAACTAATGCATTTAATGGGATAAACTTCCTAGCTTTGACTAAAGATAACGGTTCGAGAGCAGCTTTTGTGCCTGAAAACGATACTTTTATTGAGTTTGACTTTGATGGATATCATCTTAGGTTAATAGCAGGCATGACTGACTTTGAGCTACCACCAGATCAGTCTGTTCACGAGTATTTAGGCAAGCAGTATTTCGCTAAAGACGAGCTAACACCGGAAGAATATCAGGAATCTAAGAAGATAACGTTCAGACAGATGTACAATGGAGTGGAAGATCAATACAAACACATACCATTTTTCAAAAAAGTAGCGGAATTAGTTGATACATTGGAGCAAGAATATTTAGGAACAGGGCAAATTATGCTACCAAACGGTAGAATCTTTAGACAAAGTGGGTTTACAGCACAAAAACTATTCAATTATTACATACAATGTCTGGAAACAGTGAATAATGTTAAGAAATTAACCAAGTTAAAGGAGCTTTTTCAAGGCAAAAAGAGTAAAGTGGTATTAGTGGTGTATGATTCAATTCTAGTAGACTTTTCTGCAGACGATCCAAAGGGTTTTTTAGGTGAGATTAAGGCTGTACTGGAGGAAGATGGCTTTAAGGTCAAGGGACAAAAAGCATTAAATTACGACTTTTACAGTGAAAACTAACTATTTATTATGGACTATTTAGAACTAACACAGGATCAATTGAAGAATAAGTTATTTTGCACTTTTTCAGCCAAAGACAGATTGGAAGATACGCTAAACACTATCAAAAGTGAGTATACAATCATGTATGGCAAAATATTCGTTTTGGAATCAGAGGAATCCGACGAGTATTTGTGCACTTATAACATCGAAATCGACCAAAGTAGTACTAGAATACTCCCAAACACAATCCTACTCCACAGGAAAAAAGAAAGCAACACGCTTTACACAATTAACAGCCTTAATCTTTTAATCAAATCACTCAACGAAGGTGTATTAGACACTTCATACAGAGTCGATTGGCTAGACTACAAGAACACAATACTCCTAACTCAAGGAGACGACCTCAAAAAACTATCTACCAAAATCCACAAAATCGTAACAATTTAGTTGCTACATTGGATTTTTTGTCCTATCTTCATTAGGAAAGCATTTTTTTAATTAACAATAAAACAGAGACAAGATGGATTTATCTAGTATCAAGTCCAAACTAGCTGCCTTACAAAATCCTAGGCAGGGTGGTGGACAGAAGAGAGACATGAGTTTAATTTTATGGAAACCTACAGTCGGAAAACACTCCGTACGTATCGTTCCATCAGTAGTAGACGCTTCAAACCCTTTCAGAGAGGTGTTTGTGCACTACGGAATCGGAAATCGCACAATGATTTCCTTAATCAACTTCGGTGAGAAGGACCCAATCGTTGAATTCGCTAAGCAGTTAAAGGCTTCAGGCGATAAAGAGAATTGGACTTTAGCAAGAAAGTTAGAACCGAAGATGCGTGTATTCGCACCAGTTATCGTTCGTGACGAAGAAGAAAAAGGTGTACGTTTATGGGAATTTGGTAAGCAAGTTTACCAAGAGCTGTTAAGTATTGCCGACGATCCAGATGTAGGTGACTACACAGATCCGATTCAAGGTCGCGATATCACTATCGAAACAACAGATCCTGCTTCAAACGGCACAAGCTACAACCAATCTAAGGTACGTGTACGTACTAAGATCACTCCATTATCAGAAGATGCTAGTGAAGTTAAGAAATGGTTGACAGAACAACCTGACGCAATGACTATTTTCAAGAAGTACGAGTACGAAGAAATGAAAAACTCTTTACTTGAGTTCTTGAATCCAGAAGAGCAAGCTGACGAAGCTACTCCAGTAGTAGAAGAAGCTCCTGCACCTGCAGCTAAACCAGCAGCATTTGCATTAAGCACTAAGAAGGCTCCAAGCATCGACGAAGAGTTCGATGAATTATTCAATCTAAAAAAGTAGTAAATGGCAACAGGAAAAAAGGCATCGCTTAACGAAAGTGTAGCTGGTGCTTTGAAAGGATCGTTTGACTTAGATAAGTTTATCTCTTCGAAAAATTTATCTAGTACGTCAATAAAAATGAAAGAGCAGAAATGGATTCCATTATCACAAGCCTTTCAAGATTGTTTATCGATCCCAGGTGTTCCAATTGGTCATATTACTTTATTAAGGGGTCACTCCGACACAGGAAAGACTACCGCATTATTAGAAGCAGCAGTAAGTGCCCAGAAAATGGGCATCTTACCTGTCTTCATTATTACGGAAATGAAGTGGAACTGGGATCATGCTAAGCAGATGGGATTACAAGTCGAAGATGTGCCAGATGAGAATGGAGAAGTATCGGATTACAAAGGTTTCTTTATCTATGTTGATAGAGAACGATTAAATACAATTGAAGACGTAGCTGCGTTCATTGCTGATTTATTAGATGAGCAAAAGAACAATAGATTACCACACGATTTATTATTTTTATGGGATTCAGTAGGTTCTATTCCAAGTAGACTATCAGTAGAATCAAATAAGAACAACAATGAGTGGAATGCAGGAGCTATGTCTCAACAATTCGGTAACTTTATCAATCAGAAAGTAGTATTATCGCGTAAGCAAAGTCAACCTTACACTAACACAATGTTAGCGGTTAATAAGATTTGGGTTGCTAAGGCAGAGAATATTATGGCTCAACCTAAGATGAAGAATAAGGGTGGAGATACAATGTATTTCGACTCTTCTTTGATCATTACATTTGGTAACGTAACTAACTCAGGTACGAATAAAATTAAAGCAACTAAGAACGGCAAAGACGTTGAGTTTGCTAAGCGTACTAAGATCAGTTGCGATAAGAACCACGTTAATGATGTAACATCGGCAGGCAAGGTTATTATGACAGCACACGGTTTCATAGACGACACTAAGCAAGCAATAGATTCGTATAAAAAAATACACTCTAAGGATTGGTTAAAGACTCTAGGAACATCAGACTTCGATGTAGTTATAGAAACTGACGAAGATAATAAAGATATTTTTGATGCTTCGGAAGAAGGTTAGTATCTTTATAAAAATATAGGTTATGACAAGAATCAACATTGGTATCCCGCCTAAGCAGCTTACAGATAAGCATGTTATGGCTGAACACAGAGAATTAAAACGTATCCCCAACGTTGTATCAAGAGGTAGGTATAATCTCAAAACTACACCTCCTCAGTTTACTCTAGGAAAAGGCCACGTTAGCTTTTTCTACGATAAACTAGGTTATTTAAAGAAACGCTACATTGAGCTCTACGAAGAGTGTAGAGCAAGAGGCTTCAATGTCCAATGCTACTTGAGTTCTTGGGACGGGGTACCAAATGAGTTGATGAATGATTATAATCCAACCGCGAGAGATATACAAATAGTGAGTGAAAGGATAGCCGACCGGTTAGCCAATCCCTTATCAAAGCAAAAAAGAGAGAATGGATTACAGAAAGATGTTCGAACAGATGGAATCTCAACCAGTAACAACCCTGCACAAGAATAGCAGGGTTCTTATTGTAGATTCCTTAAATACTTTTCTTCGTAGCTTTGTAGCAATACATCACTTAAACCCAAGTGGTGCACATATAGGAGGTCTAGGTGGCTTTTTAAAGTCGATCGGAGCTGTTATTAGAGATGTAGAACCTACAAGAGTTATATTAGTATTTGATGGTCACGGAGGATCAACAAACAAGAGGTATCTATACCCAGAATACAAAGCAAATAGACATATTACAAAGATTTCTAATTGGGATGCATTTGATAATCAAGAAGAAGAATCCGAAGCAATAACTAATCAGATCATAAGGCTAGTAGATTACCTAAAATGTCTACCAGTTGACTTAGTTGCTATTGATAAAATAGAAGCAGATGATGTGATCGGTTACTTAGCAACGAGGTTTCCAGAGAAGGTAACGAGCCTATCCACTGACCAAGATTATTTGCAGTTGGTTTCT